GTTTATCGTTTTCATTGTCAAAATTAAATGTTTAGGTATCAATATCAATATCATATCAGTTTAAGTTCAAACTAAAACCAAAAAACTATGTTTATATTTCATTGTAAAAAATGCAAAACAGAAAAAAAATTAGAGAAAGCAATTTTAGAAATTGTTGAATCTAAAGTTATTACAAAAAATAGTGAGTGTGAAAAATGTGGTGATTACATGGTTGAAGTTCAAAAGGAATTTGGCATTCCTTATTTAATTAGAACTGAGCCAACATTAAAAAAATAATAATGGCTAGAGGTAGAAAAAAAACACCAACTGTATTAAAAGAAATGATGGGAACAGCTAGAGCTGATAGATTAGTTGATAATGAAATGACAGCTGATTTGGTTTTGCAACTACCAGAAGCTCCAGAATTTTTATCAGAAATAGGAACTAAAGAATGGTATAAAATAACATCACAATTATTTAATTTAAAGATGTTGCATGAGGTTGATCTAAGTTTAATATTAGCTTACTGCAATGAGATGGCAACTTACATAGAATGTGAAATGAAACTAAAAGAAATTGGTAGGGTTGACACTTTTAAAAATACTAATGGTGATATTGTTAGAACTCAAGCAAAGCCTTATGTCAAAATGAAAAATGATGCTTTAAATAATGCATTAAAATTAGCTGCAAATTTTGGAATAACTCCAAGTGCTAGAGCAAACATATCAGCTCCAGTTACAACTAACAATACACAAATAAATAATTACTTTGAGTAAATATTACTTTGATAAAAAAGCCGCAGAAAAAGCCATTGGTTTTATTGAAACTTTTGTGACACATACAAAAGGCGAACTAACTGGTCAGCCATTAAAATTAGAGAAATGGCAAAGTAAAATTGTTGGTGATATATTTGGTTGGAAAAATAAAGAAACAAATTTAAGAAAATATAGAACTGTATTTATTGAAGTGCCTAGAAAGAATGGCAAGTCAACATTGTGTGCGGCAATAGGATTATATATGTTGTTTGCAGATGAGGAAAGAGGTAGTGAAGTTTATAGTGCCGCTGGTGATAGAAGCCAAGCTGGTATTGTTTTTGAAATAGCTAAAGGAATGATAATGCAAAATGCTGAGTTATCACAAAGGAGCAAAGTATATAGGAACTCAATTCTTAATGAATCAAAAGGAAATTTTTATCAAGCTATAAGTTCAGATTCTAAAACAAAACATGGCTTTAATGCTAACTGCATAATCTTTGATGAATTACATACTCAGCCAAATAGAGATTTATGGGACACACTAACAACATCAACTGGATCAAGACGTCAGCCTTTAACTATTGCAATTACAACCGCTGGTTATGATAAGCAATCAATATGTTTTGAAATTTATAGTTATGCAAAAAAGGTTTTAGATCAAAGTATTTTAGACGATTCTTTCTATGCTGTTATTTATGAAAGTGAAAATGATGACGATATAACTTTGGAATCAACATGGAAAAAAGCAAATCCAAATTATGGTATTAGTTTAAAAAAAGAATATATGCAAAGGGAAAGTCAAAGAGCTATTGATGTTCCTTCATATCAAAATACATTTAGGCGTTTAATGTTAAATCAATGGACTGATTCACATAGTGCATGGCTTACATCTGGTGAGTGGAATGCATGTCATCAAGAATTTGATTATAGTATTTTAGAAGGAAAAGAATGTTGGGGTGGACTTGACTTAGCATCAACAAGAGATTTAACAGCGTTTGTTTTATTATTTAATGTAGATGGCAAGTTTGTTTTTATTCCATACATATTTATTCCAGAAGAAAATGCAAAGAAAAGAAGTGTAAGAGATGGTGTTGATTATGTTGCATGGCTTAGAGATGGTCATGTTTATGGAACAAGTGGTGATGTTGCGGATTATAATTTTATCAAAGCTAAAATAAATGAATTAAGTTTAAAATATAGAATACAATCCATTTGTTATGATAGGTGGAATGCTAGTCAATTAGTAATTGATTTGCAAAATGATGGGGCTAACATGGACCCATTTGGACAAGGATTTGTTTCAATGTCAATGCCAACTAAAACATTAGAAGCTGAGATATTATCTAAAAATATTATTCACAATAACAATCCATGCATGAATTGGTGTATGAGTAATGTAACATTGCAAGAAGACCCCGCATCTAATATCAAGCCATCAAAATCTAAGAGTGTAGATAGAATTGATCCAGTAGTTGCATTAATAATGGCTTTAGGTTGTCATCTTACAACTGAGAATAGTGATAGCGTTTATGATGAAAGAGATATTTTGGTTTTATAAATATGTTAAAAAAAAATATAAAAACTATTTTTTTAAAACTGAATTGTATTGTATTATTGTGAAAATAATTATTTCACATTGACTTTACTAGAAAGAATAACAAACGTATTCATTCCTCCCAAAACTCAAAAAAGAGATTTATCTCTTAACACAATATTTCCTGACGCTAATGTTTTTGATACTGACAAGGCTTTAACGCTTACTGCGGTTTGGTGTGCAATTAGATTACTTGCAGAATCGGTTTCATCACTACCTATTTCTGTTTACACAAAACAAGCTAATGGTGATAAATTAGAGGATACAAAAAGCCCTATTTACAATCTTGTAAAATTTAAGCCTAACTATTATCAAAATAAAATAACTTTCTTTGAGTTTATAATGCTAAGTATTTGTACTGAGGGAAATAGTTATGTGCAAATAGTAAGAAACAATTCTGGAACTCCAGTTCAATTAATATGTTTAGATCCAAGTAATGTTACAGTTGTTGTAAATAATAATGAAGTTTTTTACCAAATAGATGGCGGTGTTTTAGATTCATCTGATATATTACATTTTAAAACAATTACTGACGATGGCGTAACTGGATTAAGCCCTATTGACCAATGTGCTAAAGCATTAAACTGGGGTGTAAGTTTAGAAGAGTTTGGATCAACATTCTTTTCTAATGGAGCAAAGCCAAGTTCTATATTACAAACAGATAGAGCTCTGAGTGATACAGCTTTACAAAGATTAAAAACTAGCTTTAACAATAACTATGGCAAACTAAAAAATAGTAATTCAACTATTGTATTGGAGGAAGGATTAACATTTAAGCCAATATCAATAAGCCCAGAACAAGCTCAGTTTTTATCTAGTAGGCAATTTAGTATTGAAGAGGTTGCAAGAATTTTTAATGTTCCACCTCACATGCTTAAAGATTTAAGCAAATCAAGTTTTAATAATATTGAAATGCAATCTCAAGAATTTGTAACATATACTTTGATGCCTTACATTACGAGAATAGAACAAGAAATGAATCTAAAATTATTTAGAACTAATGAGCTAGGCAAAACATTTGTAGAGTTTAATGTAAATGGATTGTTAAGAGGTGATGTAAAATCTAGAACTGAGGCATATAAAACAGCAATCACTAATGGTTATATGTCAATAAATGAAGTTAGACAAAAAGAAAATATGAACTCTATTGAAGGAGGTGATAAGCATTTCATGCAAATGAACATGACAACAATAGACAAAGTTGGTGAGGATGCCTAGCATACAATGTGACAATGGCAAATGGAAATGGGGTCAAAATGGCTCTTGCATTTATGATTCTAAAAAAGAATCTGATGACGCAAATAGTGATTATAGAGCATTGAGTGATATTGATTTAACTCCAACAAAAGGCATGATTGAAGAGGCTAAAAAAGGAAAAGAATGGCGTGAAGAGTTTGGAAGAGGTGGAACTGAGGTTGGTTTGAAAACAGCCAACATGATAATAAATAATGAGCTTACTCCAGATAGAGTTACAAGAATGTATAGCTATTTGAAGAGGCATGAAGTTGACAAAGAAGGTGAAGGATTTTATCCGGATCAAGATGGCTTTCCAAGTGCTGGTAGAATAGCATGGGCATTATGGTCTGGTGACGAAGGTGTCAAGTGGTCTGAAAGAAAAAGAAATGAAATAATTGCAGAAGAGGAAAAAGATGAAAGAAATTTAAAAAATTATAATGAAATGGAAAAAAGAATATTTAACATAGAAACAAGAGTTGATTCAACTGAGGATGGTAGAGATTTGGTTGTTGGTCATGCAAGTGTTTATGATTCAAGATCAAATAATCTTGGAGGCTTTTATGAGTTTATAGAAAGAGGTGCTTTTACTGAGGAACTAATAAACACATCTGATGTTAGAGCTTTGATAAATCATGATCCAAATTTAATTTTAGCTAGAAACACATCTGGAACATTAAAGTTAACTGCGGATGAAAGAGGATTAAAATATGAATTTGAAATGCCAGAAACATCTTATGGAAAAGATTTAGCTATCTCAATGAAGCGTGGTGATATAACACAAAGCTCATTTGCATTTACTGTGGCTGAAGATGACTGGTCAACTGATGCTGATGGCAACAACATTAGAACAATTAAAAAAATAGATAGGCTTTATGATGTTTCTCCAGTAACATATCCAGCATATAACATGGCTGAAAGTGATTTAGTTGTTGCTAAAAGAGGATTAAAAGAATATCAAGAAAGTTTAGTTGAGGAAACTAAAGAAGAAATTATAGAAGAAAAGGAAAACAATTTAGTGAGAAATTCTCTTATCTCATTAAATATTGAATTAAAAAAGAGAAAATAAATAAAAAAAAATTATAAAATGAAAACATCAATTATTTTAAAGGAGGAAAGATCAGACATTATTTCTCAGTTGGAAAACATTAAAGATGTTGCTACAACTGAGGAAAGAGATTTGACCTCTGACGAAAACAGTCAAGTTGATGGGTTATTAGCGGAAGTTGATAATCTTGATGCTAAGATTGAAAGAGCTGAAAAAATAGAAACTATAAAGCGTAATGCTGCGGTTGTTTCTGGAGTTACAAGTACAAAAGTAGAAAAAGAGATAAGAGATTACTCTTTCCAAGATGCATTAGCACAAGCTGCAAATGGACGATTAGAGGGGCTTGTAAAAGAAATGGATCAAGAAGCTAGAAATGAATCTAGATATACTGGTCAATCTTACAAAGGAATTGCTATTCCTTCAAGCATATTAACAAGAGCTGCGGTTACAACAAGCAATTCAAATGCTACTGAAGTGATGGCATGGACTGATCAACTAGAAGCAAACTTAGTTTTAGCAAGTGCTGGTGCTAATTTTTACTCTGGAGTTAACAACATGAAATTCCCAGTATTTTCATCAATCAATTCTGGATTCGTTGCTGAAACTGGTGGAACAGCTCCAGATGCAAATGGAACTGCAACATCTTTAACTTTAAGCCCAAAGAAATGTATTTCTATTGTAAACGTATCAGCTGAGGCTGTAACTCAAAATGCATCTATTGAAGCTGCATTGAGAAGAAATATGGCACAATCAGTTGCTTCAACAATGGAATCTGCATTCTTAGCAAATGATGATGTTGATGATGCTCCAGCATCTTTATTTGCTGATGCAACATCTTCTGCAACAACAGTTATTTCATCTGCAAATGTTTTAAAAATGGAAACTGATTTATTAGCTGCTGACGTTAATTTAGAAGGAGCTAGAATGGCTTACATTTTAAATCCAGCTGCTTATGCTGATGTTAAAGTATTAGATCAAGTATCAAATGTATCAGCTTTATATGATAATAGAGATAAAATGTTAAATGGATATTTCTCATTTGTAACATCTAATCTAAACTCTGGTGGAACAGCTTCAAAAACTGCGGCTTTATTTGGAGATTTCTCTAAAGTTCACATTGCTCAGTTTGGTGGATTAGATGTTGTTTATGACATTTATACTAATGCTGGAATCGGTCAGCCAAGATATGTACTAACATCTTTAGTTGATGCAGGTGCTGTTCAAGCAACTACATTCCACAAAAACTTAGAGGCTTAGTATTAATACTTAATTCAAGAAAAGGGGTGGTGGAACTGACCATCACTCCTTTTTTTATAAACTATTAAAAATGAAAACATATCAAGTAATTACACCAGCATCTACTTATCCAATAAGTTTAACTGAGGCTAAAAGTCATTTAAAGGTTGATACAACTGCGGATGACACTTATATTGAATCTATAATAAAAGCTGCAACACAATTAACTGAAGAGTACACAAATAGATTTTTTATTGATACTGTAATTGAACAATATGCTAGTAGTTTTAAAGAGTTGGAAACTTTATTTAAAAGCAAAGTAAGTTCGGTAGCTCATGTTAAATATTATGATAGTGATAATAGTTTACAAACATTAAGTGCTAGTGTTTATGATGCTCAACTAAATTATGAGCCATCACAAATACAATTAGTTGATGGTCAAAGTTTTCCAGATATTACAAAAAGAAATGATGCTGTTTTAGTTAGATATACAGTAGGCTATGGAAGTGCAGCAAGTGATGTTCCAGAAATAATTAAACAAGCTATCCTATTAACAATAGGGAATTTTTACGAAAATAGAAATAGTGTGATAACTGGTAAAACTGCAACTGAATTGCCAATGAATGTAAAATGGTTGTTAGATACCTATAAAGTTCAAATAATAGGATGACAATAGGCGAACTTGATAGAAGAGTTGTAATAGAAAATGTAAGCACATCAAGAAATTCTTATGGTGAACTTCAAAGAACTTATGAATCATTTCGTACTGTTTGGGCTGCGATTGAATGGAGAGGCGGCTCAGAGGGCGTAGATCAATCAGAAAAAATAACTGGAATGACTAAGTTGCACATATATATTAGGAATTTAGACATGAGTAATTTATCTTTACAATCAAGATTAACTTATGATGGTAAATATTACTTTCCAAAAGTAATAAATCAAATAGATGGTAGAACTGCGTTTTTAGAAATAATTTGTGAAAATAAAGATTAATGGCAAAATCTAACGTTACAGTATTAGGCACAAAAGAATTAAATGATATGTTTATGCAACTGCCTAAACAAATCAAAAAAAATACAATATGGCAAAGATTTTGGAGAAAAAATTCAAAGCCATTTATTGATGCTGCAAGATCAAATCTTAATAGTTTAAAAGGTCAAGAAAATCAAACAAATAAAAAAAGAACTGAAACACTAAAAAGAAGTATTGGATATTTTACAACAAGAAGGAGTAGAAAATTTTTAGGGGGTTTTGTTGGTCCAAGAGTCAAAGGAGCATATAGAAAAGAAAAAGCTGGATATTATGGGGCATGGGTTGAATATGGTGGACAAGTAAAATTTGGAGGCAGAGGATATGGAAAAGACCAGCCATTTATTGAGCCATCATGGAAAAGTAATTATTTAAAAGTAACTCAAAATGCAATGGGTGATGCTGAATTTATAATGGCAAAAGCTATAAAAAGTCATGAAAAAAAGTTACAAAAATATGGTAAATTTGGAGTGTAATGCAGATAGGAAAATCAATATATAATATTTTAGCAAATGATAGTGATGTAAGTGCTTTAGTAGGTACTAGGATATTTCCTAACGTAGCACCGCAAACAACTACATTTCCTTTTATCATTTATGATGTTACTGGTGTGCAGCCTAATGACACAAAAGATGGTGCAAGTACACTTGACACAAATGATGTTATGATTTCTTGTTATAGTGAAACATATTCTCAAGCATCTGATTTAGCTCAAAAGATTAGAGTTGCAATGGATAGAATAAATGAAGGAACTTATGGAGGCGAACAAATACAATCAAGTCAATTTCAAAGTTACAATGATATATTTGATGACACTAGCGGTGATGCTGGTATTTATAGAAAGGCTTTAGATTTTGAGATTAGACAAATAAATCCAACAAGTTAAAATAAAAGATATGAAAATAAAATTGAAAAAAAATTGGAGGTATGCTGGTCAAGTAATTATGGCTGGAACTGAAATGGAAATAAAGAATGAAGAAACTATTGCTTATTTAAAAGATAATGGTTACTTAAAAGAGAAAAAAGAAAAAAAGGCAAAAGAAAAAGTTGCCGAAGAAAATAATTAATTAATATAAAAAATAAAAAGAAATGGCTATTTTAAATGGAACTGAATTGAAAGTTTATAGCTCTGGAACAACTAATCTTGTTGCCTTTGCTCAAAACTGTACAATAAATATAAATCATTCTCCTAGAGAGATTACAAACAAAGAAAGTGGCGGATATAAAGAAATCTTAGAAGGATTAAGAGATTTTTCTATTGATGTTGATGGTGCTTATGCATGGACTGATGCAAGTGGAACAGCTTTAACAAATGGAGCTGATGACTTAGTTAATAGTAATATATTAACAAGAGCGACAGTTGATTTTATTTTTGGTGATACTCAAGCTACAAGTGACGTAAGTTATTCTGGAAGTGGTTACATTACATCTGTAAGTTTAACTGGTGGAACTGAGGACACTGCAACATATTCACTAACTATTGAAGGCACTGGCTCTTTAACTCAAACTGTAACATAATAATAAAGGTGATTAGCTTAGGCACTGATTTTTGTTTAGTGCCTTTGCTATGATCCTTCTAAACTAAACAAAAAAATGAATTATACTTTTATAGAAATAAATAAAAAAAAGCTACCAATCAAATTTGGATTTAATGCTTTGCGTAAATACAGCTCAAAAACAAAAACATCATTACAAGATTTAGATAAACTTGGAACTGATATGACTTTAGATGACGCTTTAAATTTAATATATTGTGGAATTGAGGATGGTTATAGAGCTGCAAAGCAAGAATGTGAATTAAGTATTGATGACTTAGCTGATTTAATAGATGGTGATTTTGATAGTATTGGAAGAGCAATGGAAATACTAACAGAACAAATGGGAGGGAATAACGAAAAAAAGCCGAAAGCCAAGAAGTAAATAAAAAACTTTCTTGGCGTGATTTAGAAAAAATTGCTTTCGGTTATTTAGGAATGGGAGTTGATGAATTTTATGACTACCTACCTAAACATTTTTGGAATAAGTTAGATGGCTTTTATGAGCTTGAAAACATAAGAGAGAGAGGTAGATGGGAAAGAACAAGATGGCAAACAACTTTATTGCTTAATATACAAATAGCAAAAGGTAAAAAGTTAAAGCCAACTGATTTAATTAAATTTGAGTGGGACAAAAAAGAAACAGAAGTAGATTATAAAAAATTGAAAGCAAAAGCTGAGTTTATTAAAAAAATGAGTGAGCATGGCAAATAAAAGTGTAGGTTTTTTAACTATTGCATTTGGAGCTGATTTAAGAGGATTTGATAAAGCAATGAAAAAGGCTCAAAGAAGTATCAAAAAATTTGGTACTAATATGCAGCGTACTGGTAAAAATTTATCAAGAAACTTAACATTGCCTTTAGCCGCATTTGCAGCCGCATCTGTTAAAGCATTTGATACTCAAGCTAAAGCTGAAACCAAATTACTTACAGCATTAAAAGGGCGTGAGGATGTACAAAAAAGATTAATTGCTCAGGCAAAAGAATTACAAACACAAACTTTATTTGGTGATGAGGAAACAATAGCGGCTCAAGCTATGTTGGCCACAATGGGATTAGAGGAAGAGGCTATTATGAGGCTTATTCCTTTAGTACAAGACATGGCAACTGCAAAAGGAATGAATCTTGTTCAAGCCGCAGATTTAGTTGCAAAATCAGTAGGTAGTTCAACAAACGCATTAAGTAGGTATGGAATAACAATAACTGGGGCGGTAGGTAGTCAAGAAAGATTAAACACAGCAACAGAGGCTTTAAATAAAGCATTTGGTGGTCAAGCTGAAGCTGTTTCAAAAGTTGGACTTGGTCCATTAACACAATTAAAAAATATATTAGGCGATTTATCTGAAGATATTGGAAAGATTATTTTACCTACATTAAATGATTTAGCAAAAGATGTAAAAGAATTAGCATTAAGATTTGATGGCTTAACTGATGCTACTAAAAAAAATATTGTTAAATGGGGTGCAATAACTGCGGCTGTTGGTCCATTTCTTATATTAATAGGAAAAACATTTACATCAATAGCTTTCTTAATACCATTAATTGTTAGATTAGGAGGGGCGTTTAAAAAATTAAGCATTTTAATGTTTAATCTTATTAAGAAAAATCCATGGCTTTTATTAGCTACTGGTATTGCAGCAATTGGAGTTGCCATTGCAGATACTTTAGGAGCATTTGACAAGTGGTTAGGAACTGAGGATGAGGTGCAAGAAGAAACTGATAAAACTACTGATTCAATAAATGAATTAAATGATGCTCTTTTAAATGTAGATAAAACATTAAGTAAAGTTTCTGGCAAAAAAATTACAATAAAGCCAATAGAAAAAATTGAAAAAATACCAACATTATCTATAAAGCCTTTAAAAACTGATTTAAATGAAGTTCCTGATAAATTAAATAATGTTGCTAATTTATTTGCAAATATAGTTACTCAACAAGATAGAATGATTGCGGCATCTGAAACATTTAAAAATGTTTTTAGTAGTGCTATGACGTCAGCGGCTTATAGTCAAGAAGGATTTTTTACAGCTTTTATGAAAAATTTAAAACAAGCTATAAAACAAATGTTAATTCAATTAGCAATTACAACTGCTATTAATTTTATGTTTGGAGGAAAAGGATTTAAAGTTGGTGATTTAAAAGGGGCATTTAGTGCGGCAAAAGATAGCCTTATAGGTTTAGCAAGTGGTGGATTAGTAACTGGTCCAACAATGGCTTTAGTAGGTGAAGGGGCTGGAACAACTGCAAGTAATCCAGAAGTTGTTGCTCCATTAGATAAATTAAAAGGAATGTTAAATAATGGGGGTGTTCAACAAGTTGAAGTTTATGGGCGTATAAGTGGAAATGACATATTTTTAGCAAATCAAAGAGGGAGTATAAACAGATTTAGATCAGTTTAATTTATGGCTTTAGCAAAACAATTTTATTCTAGCTTTAAGAGTTATAATGGCTGGGACTATTACTTAGAAATTTGGGTTAAAGGTTATAGTGGAAGTGCTAGTGAAATAACATTAGGTGCTGGTGGACCAGTTATAACTTATGGAACTGATGAACAAGATAGATTTAGTTCTATTTTGTCAAGTAAATTAGAGTTGCCATTTATGGTAACAAATACAACTGAGGATGCTTTTGTAAAAAATATAAGAGAGCAATTTAATGAACAAGATGTTTACATTCATTTATATAGAGAAAGTTCAAGTGGTTACAGCTCAGTAGCACCATTGTGGTCTGGGTTTGTGCTTATGGATTTAAGTGCGTCACCAGATTTATATTATCCTTATCCAGTAACTTTAACTGCGGTTGATGGCTTATCATTACTAAAAGAAATTGATTTTGTTCAATCAGGAACAGCTGGAAGTTATACTGATAGTGATATGTATTCTAGTAATGGTAGATTTACATATTGGATAAAAGAAATATTACTAAAATCTGGAGCATCTACGACAGCCGAAGGATCAACTCAAGATTATAAGTTCACAACTGCAATTAACTGGTTTAATAGTGTTATGCCAACAATAACACAATCAACTGATCCATTCTATCAAACTAAGTGTAATACACAAATGTTTTTTAGTAAAGATGCAAATGATAATTTTACAGTTGTTAATTGTTATGATGTACTTAAAAATCTTTTAAAACATTGGGGAGCTAGAATTATATATTGGAAACACATTTATTATATAGTTCAAATTCAAGAATACAATACAGCTGAATCTGGAACGTATGCAAATCCAGATAATATTGATACTAGAACATATACTAAAACTGGAGCTTTTGATGGCTCTTCTGATAACTTAGGTGATTCATATTGGACACGATATAACCTTTTGATTGATGATGTAGAGGGTGGAATACAAAAATTAACTGGAACACAATTTAATTATTTACCTCAACTAAAAAGAACTCAAGCTAATTTTATTGATTATGGTAACAAAAACTATTTTGGAGGTTTACCATTTGATTTAACAACTGGGCAAACTGATGTTATAAAACAAGCAACAATTAGTGATGTGTCAACTGATGGCACAATGATTTTAATTATACCTTTAGATGTTACAATGGTTGCTCAATATAATGGAGTTTTGTCAATGAGTTTAACATTTAGATTATACATTACTGATGGTGTAACAACATATTATTTAAGATATGATCCTACAAATAATCCAAAATATTACTGGGAGGATAGTTCAAGTATAAATCTAAATTTCAAAAAAACAATTTGGAAAGCTGAATTAGATAATATAGTTGGAACACAAACAAAAGTTGGTTTTCACCAACAAGTTGATTTTGTAGATGTTAATGGCTCGGCTTTAACATTAAATGGTGAATGGGATGTATTTACTGACATAGATAACTGGGGATCAAATAATGGTAGTTTTGTTTTTCAATATGCAATTACTGGTCCATTTACATATACTCCAATTTATACTCCTTCGGCAACAACTATATATTGGACAAACACATTAAATCCAACTTATCAAAGCCCATTGAATTTAAGCATAATTGGAACAACAACTCAGCAATCATACAATCCAAATTATTATAATAATATAGGTAGTCAAAATAATAATATTGTTACTTATACAACATCATTAAATCAAAATCCATTTGAAGGTAAATTACTAATTGTAAACACAAGTTCAAGTGGTGCTTTGTATGGGAGTTTTGTTTCTGTAAGCCCATCACCAACAACTAATGATTCTCAAATAGTAGATTTTGGTGAATTAATTTGGGGTGACACATTACTTGCAAGTTCCGAAGGTAGTTTAAAAGTTTGGAATGGTAGTTCATTTGTTAAGTCAAATGTTATTGGAACATGGGGCTTAGGCTCAACAAGTGGAACTAATAGCTTTACTGAAATGCTATTGTCAGAATATCTTTATGGTCAAACTAAAGTTATTGAAAGCCCATCAATGAGGCTTGTAATTGGTGAAACAAATAAGAATCAAAATGATGGTAGCGGCTCTAGGCCAAACTATGTTAATCCAATAGGTAGATTAAAAGGTTATAGTGCAACTGGAACTACTCCTTATTATATATTTAAAAGCGGATCATTCCATTTATTAAAAGATGAAATAGATTATCAGGGTTATCAAATCATAAGAGATACACAAACACTAACAAAAACTGATGACGTAATAATTGGACCAGATATATTACAAGATAAAACAAATATAATAGGACAAAAAACTCCGCAAACAAATAGCTTAATTAATAAAGTTACTCAAAATAGTTTTATTACAACTACCTCAGCTTTAAAAAGTGCTTATGGAAATGACATTGCTGTAAATGGAATATTTGCAAGTGATACTGGTTGGACAAAAGGAACTGGTTGGAGCATTGCAAGTAACAAAGCTAGTTTTTCACCAACTGGCTCAACAAGTGATATAAAACAAGATACACTAACAAATGCTTTAACATATAAAATTGTTGTTAGTTTAACACTAAGTGCTGGTGCGTTATCTGTTAAAGCTGGTAGCTCTGGAAATGCAACTGTTTTAAGTGCATCTGGAACTTATGAAATATTCTCAACTTGTGCTGGATCAACTGAGGTTATCTTTGAGGCAAGTGCCGCTTTTGAAGGATATATAGAAAAAGTAGTTGTTCAACAACAAGTTCCAGTTACTAGCATAAGCATTAATGCTATTGGTGAAGCTGTGTTTAAAACTAATGATGTGTTGAATATTGCTGATGTTGATGGCTCTGACGTTAATCAATTTACTGTAAGTAGCGATCAGGGAGCTAGTGATACAAGCATATCAGTAACAAGCAAATTAATTAGTGAGGATATATTAGAAGGCTCAATAATATTAGTAAATCAAAATGACTTAGCCGCACAATACCAAAATAAAACAAAAGGAACAGTTGGTGGCTTTGATATTACAGCAACAAGTATTGATTCTGGAAGTGTGAGTATTGAATCATATATTGATGACGATACTTTTGCAACTGCAAGTGCTACAAGTTTAGCAACAAGTGAAAGTATAAAGGCATACGTTGACACTCAAGTTGGCTCAGCCGATACGCTTCAAGAGGTTACAGATAATGGTAACACAACGACAAATAGTGTAAACATAGGAAGTTCTACTGCCCCAGCAAATAAACTAACAGTTACAACATCAACATCTAGTGATGGTATTTTAGGAATTTCTACTGATGGAAGTGAGTGGTTAAAAATTTTAAATACAAACTCAACAACTTTTCCAGTTGGTGTATTTTTTTTATATTATGGCTCTAATGTTGTTGCAAATATTACAGCTCTAAGTAATGAAATGCGACTTTCTGGAGGTTATACAACTGGAGGTAAAATAGTTTTTAGAACTGCAACTACCGAAAGAATGAGGTTAACTGATACTGGTTTAGGAATTGGAACTACAAGTCCTACACATAAACTTGAAGTTATAGGGGGTGATACACATTTTGAAAATACATCTTCTACAAATACTTTTTTAGATGTTAAAGGAACATCAGCAAACGCATATATTAGAGCTTATAGTGATTCTAATTCTGTTTGGTTATATCAGGGTGGAAGCAGCTCTTATTTATCAGCACAAAGTGGTTCAACATTAAGATTAAATTCTGGCTCAAGTAATTTAATTTTTCTTGATAGTTCTGGTGAAGTTATGCGTTCTAATTCTGGAAACCTACTCATTGGAACAACAACTGATAGTGGTTATAAACTAACAGTAAATGGAGATATTAAACTAAATGACAATGCTATTAGAATTGGTAGTTCATCATTAGGTGATTTAAAAATTTATCATTCAACAAATAGTTTTATACAAAATGATACTGGAGATTTATATATAACACAAACAGCTAATGACAAAGACATAATTTTTCAATCAGATGATGGTAGTGGTGGTACAGAAAACTATATACAAATAGATGGTAGTGCTAATAACACAAAAGCATTTAAAGATATTCGTTTTTATGATAATGTTGATGCTCAGTTTGGTAGTGGTGGAGATTTACAAATATTGCATGATGGCACTAATAGCTATATGTCAAATAATAATGGTAATCTTTTTATATCAAATAGTGCAAATGATAGTGATATTATATTTCAAACAGATAATGGTTTAGGCGGTACTGCAACTTATATACAATTAGATGGTAGCCAAACAACTGTAAATGTATCTCAAAACTTATTAATAAATACTACAACTGATGTTGGTGTTCCTTTATACGTTAATGGAGTTATTAGAGCTGTCGGTGGTGGAATACAAGCTGCGCAAGATTATGGATTTACACTTAATGATGAAAGTGGAAGTAATAGGTATGGATTGAAATTTGGGGCGGCTGGAACAGTTGGTGGCTCTAATTTATTAATGCTAACAAATAGAAGTTTTAATAGTGCAACTGGTGGAGGTGAGGTTGCTATTGGTGGAAATACAAACACATCTGGAGTTACTGAGGTAGAAATAGCAAGATTTATTCCAAGAGTTACAGCAACAAGTGGAACACAAAAGAAAGTTAGTTTAGATGCTGTATTAGAATTAACAGAGCAAACAGCTCCAGCTGATCCAGCAAGTGGTGAATCTATTATTTGGATGGATTCTAGTAGCGGTGATTTAAAAGTAAAAATAAATTTTGGAGGTACGACAGTCACTAGGACTTTAGCCTCTTTTGAATAAATAAATAAATAAAAAAAAATGATAACATATAATTGGATAATAAGTAGCATGGATAGTAAAATCCATGAAGAAGGACTGGATGACGTAGTTGTTACAGTTCATTGGAGGCGTTCAGCTCAAACAGATGACTATAATTCTGAAACTGAAACTGGATATTATGCTGATGTTTATGGAGCTTTGAGTGTTGGACCAGTTGACCCAGCAACATTTATTCCTTATAATGATTTAACTAAGGAAAATGTAGAAGCGTGGTTAAACGAAATGACTGACCCAACTCCAGCTGAAATGGATGCTCAATTAGCTGCAAATATTGAACTGCAAAAGAATCCTATTGAGGAAACTTTGCCTTTACCTTGGGTGTCATGAAAAATGAAGTAAAAGATACAATGGAAATATTAGCTGCAAATGGAACAGCTATTGGAATTAGTTTAACAGAGTGCAATGAAATATTAACTTTTATTTCGTTAATTTTAGCAATTAGTATTTCTTTATACAAGTTATACTTTTGGACATTTAAAAAATAAATATGAGTTTTTTTAGTAAACTATTTAATTCTGGTGAATTAGTAAAAGAGGTTGGTAGTGTAGTTGATAATCTAACAACAACAAAAGAAGAAAAACTAGAAGCTAAGAAAAAGTTAAAAGAAGTTTTATTGGATTACGAAAAAGCCATTCAAGTTGAGGTTAGTGAAAGATGGCGTGTTGATATGCAAAGTGATTCTTGGCTAAGTAAAAATATTAGACCAATGGTTTTAATCTTTTTATGTTTTTCAACTGTATTATTAATTTTTATAGATTCTGGAGTGATTACATTTAGAGTAGATGAATCTTGGGTAGAATTATTAAAAGTTGTTTTGATGACTTGTATAGGAGCATATTTTGGAGGGCGTTCATTTGAAAAATCAAAAAAATGAAGTTATACGATCCAGATAAAATAAACACTTTAGAAATGCAATTTGGTAACGTTGCTAGAAGTTTAAATAAAAAAACATATACTTATCCAAAAAGAATAGATAAAAGAACTAAAAAGTATGGCAATCAAAGACATCATAATGGTGTAATGGGAAAATACAATGGCTAAAAAAAGAAAACTAAACAGCACAAATCCTAAATATCAAAAAGAGGAAAAAACAAAGCAATATAAAAGAATATTGCACAAAGAAGTCAAAGGCTGTAAAATATATTTATTACATGAAATACTTTAAACTTAGAGAATTTGTTTGTAATTGCTGCGGTAAAAGCAAAATAAATAGAACTTTTGTAAAAGTATTAGATGCCGCTAGAGCATACTCAAAAAATGAGGATGGCTCAGATATACCTTTTATTATAACAAGCGGTTACAGATGCGAAAACCATCCAGAAAGTAAAAAGAATCCTAATAGTTCACATATAAAAGGATTAGCCGCAGATATATTAGTCAAAAATAGTAGAGAAAGAGCTGTGATTTTAGCGGCTTTAATGAATGCTGGTTTTTCAAGATTTGGTATAGGTCACAATTTTATTCATGTTGACTTAGATGAGGATAAAACTCAGGGTGTAATTTGGACATATTAAATGGAATCAAAGTATTTACAATATCTTGATGAAATATTAGAACATTTTTGGAATGGCAATGGGTATCAAAGCATTGCACAACATTTAATAGAAAAATATCATTTAAACGTAAAGAAAACAACTTTAAGGCACAGAATAAAAGACATTATACAATATGAGATAGCCGACAAAGAAGTAATAGAAGAAAACCTTAAACTGGCTAAAAGAAGCCAAAAACAAGCTGACTTAAACAGAATAAAGAATAAATCATTTAGAGAGCATGTAAGGCTTGAAAATGCTTTAGTTGAATATAATAAGGCTTTAATTGATATTCTTAAAGCAGAGAGCCTTAAAACAACAATAAAACACCATGAATCTAAAGGTAAACAAGCTATTATTGTTCAAATAGCCGATACACATTTTAATGAGCTTGTTGATTTAAAGCACAACAAATATGATTTTGAGGTTGCATCTAAGAGATTACAAAAGTTTGCACATCATATAAAAGAATATGCTAGTTTTTACAATGTAAATGAAATATTTATAGCAATAACTGGTGATTTACTTAACTCAGATAGAAGGCTAGATGAAAAATTGGCTATGTCAACTAATAGAGCTAAGGCAACATTTCTTGGTGTTCATTTATTAAAGCATTTTATTTTAGATTTAAACAGCATTGCTAATGTTAATGTTGGTTGTGTTTCTGGTAACGAATCAAGAGCTTATGAGCTGGGTTTCGTAGACATCGTAGCTAGTGATAATTACGATTATTCTATCTTTGAAATACTTAGGATTTTGTTACCAGATATTAATTTTATTACATCTGGAGGATTAGAATTAGTTGTTGAGGTTAATGGTCACAAATGCCTACTAATTCATGGGCATCAATTAGGAAACATGCAAAATGATAAAATAGCAAAAGTAATTAGTAAATATGCTAGAAATGGAATAATACTTGATTTTATGATGTGTGGTCATTTACATGAAACTAAGATAACTGATATGTTTGCTAGATCAAGTTCATTAGTTGGAGCTAATGCATATAGTGAAAATGCCTTATTATTAAGCTCTAGAGCGGCTCAAAACATATATATTATGAAAGATAATGAAAGACATGATATAAGGATTGATTTGCAGCACACAAAAGGATTTAAAGGCTATGCAATAAATAAAGAATTATCAGCTTACAATGCAAAAAGCCTAGATAAAACACATAAAAAACAAACAGTTTTTAAAATTGTAATATAATTTTTTATATATTTGGCTGTTTTTTTAAGTTAAAAATATTGTTTTTAATAATATCTTGTTAGAAAAAGGCTCTCATTTGAGGGCTTTTTTTTATATATCCTTATCTAGTAAATTTAAAATAATTAAAAGTTTTATACAATATGTTAAAAAAATTATATAATTTAGCATAACAAAAACAATATATTAATTATGAAACAACACATAGTAAAACATAAACAAAACAACAAAGAGTATTTATTAAATACAGTTGAGTTAGATAGATTCTTTAAATTTCAAGATATTGAAAACTATACTATAAAAGATAAATTAACAGCTCAAGAAATATTAGGCAATGTTATTGCATTTATTACAGTTGCAATAGGATCAGTTGCATTATTAATGTTAGGAGCTATAATGGATAAACTATGACAAAGAAAGAATTAGCAAAAATCTATAAAGATTACAATTTAACTAAAGATGACATATATCAAGACCGCAGAGGTTTTGTAATAATAACTAGGTCTGGTATTGAAAAAATACAATTTGACCAGAATATTAAAATAGAATTTGATGTCCTTAAATGTGAAAAAGATAATGTAGTTATAAAAGCTACAAGTTATTTACAAAATCAAGATAATGACTGGCTAAAGCAAATTGAAACATTTGGAAGTGCTAATGATAAAAATTGTATTCAACATTTTAAAGTTGAGATTGCTGAAAAAAGAGCTAAGGCAAGATGTATTGTTCAAACAATAGGCTTAACCAATACTTATTCTGAGGATGAATTAAAACATCAGCCATAATGACTATAAGAGAAAAAATAATAAATCATGCTCTAAAAGTTAGTTGTGAGCTTTATAATGCTAATAAAAAATTTGTTACAAGTAACAATAATAGATATGGTGCAACAATAAAAGCTAAAAGAATGTTTTTATATTATCTGTATAATTTTATGGAAATAAAGCATAATGGAATGAAAAAGTATATTAAAAATATAAATCATGCCTCAAGCATTCATCATGTTAAAAAATTTGAATTTGAGCTTCAAAAATATCAAGATGTAAAAAAACAATTTGACCGCTTTTTAATTGAAATGAAAAGATTTAATGTTTATGGAACTGGATTTTATGAAAAAAGAATGGAGTTAAAACGTTTGTTAAATGAAATAAATATGAAAACTAATGAAAACAATTAAAATAACTAAAGAACAAGTAAAAACACAAAGAGACGCTATTATGTGGCATTTAAAAACTTATGGCAACATAACAAGCTGGGAGGCAATAAAAGAGTATGGAGCAACTAGGCTTTCTGATATTATATACAGATTAAAAAATGAAGGTTACAATATAAGAACTAATCTAATAAAAAAAGAAAATAGATTTGGCAATACAACAACAATAGCAAAATATGAATATGCTGTTCCAAAGTATTATCAACAACAACAAATAATTTGGGGCTAAATGGACATAGTTAGAGTAATAAAAAGCAAAGATTACACTACTATTTGTAATCGTATTTTTAAAGATAGAAGGTTGTCTTTAAAAGCAAAAGGCTTATTAGCAATGTTATTGAGTTTTAGTGATTCTTGGAAATTATCAATTAATGGATTAGATGCTATATTAAAAGAAGGCAAAGCATCAATAAGAACAACAATGAATGAGCTAATAAAAAATGGATATGTAGAAAGAGAACAAATTAGAAAAGAGGGAATGTTTATTGGCGTTAATTATATAGTATTTGAATCACCGAAGTGCGATAATCCGACTGCGGTTTTTCCGACTGCGGAAAATCGAACACAAGTAAGTAATAATATAATAAATAATCAAATTAATAAAGATAACAGTAAAAATCAATTTTTTAATGAGGTTATGGCTTTTGAAAATTACTCAAAAGAAATGTTAACTGATTTTTTTGAATATTGGTCTGAGCCTACAAAAAAAGGCGTTTTAAAAAAAGATACCATGAAAACATGGTCAACATCAAGAAGGCTTAAAACATGGGCTAAAAACGAATCTAAATGGGCTTTAAACAGCGTTGGAATAAGCAAAGTAGATAAGCATTTACAATCACATAATGAAGCAATGCAAATATTAAAACAAATACAAGAAAATGATAAAAAAAATAAGTGAAGCTGAATTGACTAAAATGTGTGTTGAATTACTATCAAAAACATATCTTGATCTTGGTCAACATAACATAGATGCAAAAACAAAAGTTTTAATGGCTCAAAGTTTAGCCTCTGATTTAAAGAAAAGTTTTTCAACGTTATCTTTTAGAGATGTCAGAGAGGCTTTTTGGAATGGTGTTAGAAATACAGAGGACTTTAGCATTAATGCAAAAACTTATTATAAATGGCTTAAATTATGGCGTGGGATAATTTGGAATAATGAAGGTGTTGCAGACCACCAAAAAGATAAACGTCTTGCATATAGAAGTGAAACTAAATTAATAACTAATAAATAATAAAATGAGCAAAATATCAGCAACTGAATTAACCGCTTTACAAGAAAATATAAGTAAGCTAAATCAAGTACACATTGAACTTGGAAGGCTTGAAAATCAAAAGCACAAAATATTACATCAAATAAATGAAATAGAATCAATGTTTGATGAATTACAAAAAGATTTAGAGGAAAAGTATGGAAAAGTAAATATAAACATTGAAAATGGTGAATTTACATTAATTGAGGAAAATGATGAAAAAAATGATGACATAACATTAATTAAAGAAAATGAGGTTGTTGAATTATTAAATGTTTCAAAAGTTACTTTAAACAGCTGGAGAAAAAATAATATATTAAAAGAGAATGTACATTATTTTAGAATAGGTAGGTCAATTAGATATAAAAAAGAAGAGTTATTAAATTTTTCTAATGATGAATGATAATGATGACAAATTGATTGCTGAGGACTGGTGGCTAAAGCCTTCTTTGTTACCTACTAGCGTTTGGAGTTACGACAAAGGGACAAATGGAGGTTACATTGCTGATTACAAAAGTGTTGGTCAAGATATTAGATTAATAGGTACTAAAAAGCAAATAAAAGAATGGCACAAAAAAACTGGTGTTGAAATAAAAGATATTTGGTCAACTGAATTAACAGAACAGCATAAAGAGCTATATGAAAGAAACTGCAAAAAAATTGTTGTAATAAGATTAATATAAATGAAAACAATACTAAAAATAATAATAACGTTGTTAATTACTCCAATAATGATTTTAGGAGTATTAGCGGCAATAACAATAGCAACACATGAAACACTTTGGAAGAGTAAAGAAGGGAATCTTGAAGTTAAATAACAAAGAGTTATTTAATGACCAGTTACAACAATATGAGGGCAAAGAGGTTGTAATAAAAATAGTTGAAAGAAATAATAATAGAACTAAAGATCAAAATAGTTTGTTCTGGAAATGGGTAGATATTATTAGCAAAGAAACTGGTTACACAAAAGAAGAAACAAAGGAGCTTATCTCTTACAAGTTTTTGCGTAGAGAAAGGCAAAATGAAGAGGGCTTTACTGAGGTATATTTAAAAGGCACATCAACACTAACAAAAAAAGAGTTTAATGATTTAATGAATAACATTAGTTATTGGAGTTCAACAACATTAGATATAACACTACCAACATATGATTAATATTACTAACGAAGATAATATGGATTTAATGTCAAGATATGAGGATAATCATTTTGACTTAGCTATTGTTGATCCACCTTATGGAATCAGCGTAAATAAAATGACTTTAGGCTCTGGAAAATATAAAAACAAAGGGAAGTCATGGGACAATGAAACTCCAAGCATTGAATATTTTAACGAATTATTTAGAGTAAGTAAAAATCAAATAATATGGGGAGCTAATTATATGATTGATAAAATAAAAAAACCTTCAATGGGTTGGATTTATTGGGATAAAATGAATGGATCATCTGATTTCTCTGATGGGGAGTTAGCATATACATCTTTTGAAAGAGCATTAAGATCATTTAAATATCATTTATCAAAAGATAGATGCAAAAGATTTCATCCAACACAAAAACCAGTACAATTATATGAATGGCTTTTAATGGTATATGCAAAACAAGGTGATAAAATACTTGATACACATCTTGGAAGCGGTAGTATTGCTTCTGCTTGTCATAACTTAGGATTTGATTTAACTGCATGTGAACTTGACAAAGAATATTATGAAGCTGCAATGAAAAGATTAAAACAACATCAATCACAACTTAGAATAATATGAATGAAACTGATTTACAAACTCATGTTGTTAATTATATAAAAATGCAATATCCTAAAGCTAGGTATTGTGCAAGTTTAGGTGGATTACATACATCAGTATCTCAAAGAATTAAAGGTCGCAAAACTGGATATGTTGTTGGATTTCCAGACCTTCAAATCTGTGAGCCTAATAAAAGATTAAATTATCATGGCTTATTCATTGAGATTAAAACAGAAACTGGTAGAGCTACTAAATCACAAAAAGAATGGATAAAAGCATTAAATGAAAGAGGCTATAAGGCTGTAATATGTAAAGGATTTGAGGAGTGTAAAAATGAAATAGATAAATATTTAAAGTGAGTAAAAAACAAGATAAAATAAAAAGGAAATTAAATAAAATATATCATGAGATATTATTAGAACGTAATAGTTGCTCTGGTTGCGGTAAGCATGGCAATGCTGTTCCTCTTAGTTTTTCTCACATAATACCTAGATCAAGAAGAGGTGATTTAGTAACCGATAAAAACAATATAACATTGCATTGTTTGTCAATTGGTGAGAGAACTGGTTGCCATACATTATGGGAGTCAGCAAAAGATAGGCATAAACTTTTAGATTATTTTAGTAACTTAGCATATATTAAAGAAGTTGATCTAGAATACTATTATTTAATAACAGAACTAAATGTCTAAACAATATGAAATAACCTATTGCACCGCTGAATGCTTAGAGCAAACAATAAATATATTAAAAGAAATAAGTAAAGAGTATGAATGGGAAAATGAACAAGAATATATAAAAACAATCTATATGCTTTCAACATTAGGCTATGTAATAAGCAATGATGAATATAAAGATGAAATGGTTTTGTTTTTTAAAATACTTGGAAAGAAGTTAAAAGAAAGTGAATTAATAATAAAAGAAGCTAAATATTATGCCAACATTACCTAAAGCTAGAAAAAGGAGCTGGATTAAAACAATGCCTAAACATACTAGGCAACATGACAACTCAGCATTCTATCATAGTAAAGCATGGCGAATGACTAGAAAGTTTTATATAAAAGACAATCCATTGTGTGAGATGTGTAAACGTAAAGGAGAAACTACTGCGGCTCAAATGGTTGATCATATAAAGCCAATATCAACTGGAGGTATGCTATTAGATATATCTAACTTGCAAAGCCTATGTAATAAATGTCATGCAAAAAAATCTAGTTACGAAGGCATAGAGTATAGAAAAGGAATAAAAAATTATGAGCGAAAAAAGTAAACACTGGTTTGAATATGATAGGAATATGCCTATTGACAAAACTCCTCATTACTATAAAGGAATGGTCTATGGTTACAAAGCCTTTGACATCATTGAGGATTACAAATTAAATTATAATTGTGCAACTGCATTGAGTTACATTTTAAGAAGTGATAGAAAACATGAATCACCACAAGAATGTATAGAGAAAGCAATAGAACACTTAAAGAATGAGCTTAGTATAATAAAAAAAAATAATGGGAGGGGGTAAGATAATCTTAAAACCCTTTTGTTGTTTAATCGGTGGGGGCG